GGGGGGGGCCTAGCCAGATGATATCTCCGAACTCATCGATTCTTCGCTTGAGCGGGGATTGCTCCCAGGGGTGCTTGACGCTCGTAGCGTTATACCAGTCCTTGGGGTGAAAGTTGGATGTGAAGCACACTGTCGATGCGACGAATTGGCACGTAGATCCCTTGCTTTCCAATGTGAGAGGAGTAGAATCGAGGATTCTGAGAAGGTCGCCGAATTTGTATTCGCCGCGGAACTCGTCCCACACGACGTCGTCCTGATTGTCGTAATCGTCCCACCATTTGTTGTTGGGTTTCCAGAAGGCATCCGGGAACATCTCCCGTGCGAGGCGGCTCTTTCCGATGCCAGAAGGTCCGATAATGATGATTATCCGAGTAATCCAGTTGCGCTTGGCTGTTTTGATCCGCTTGTATTCCTTGAAGGAGCGGTGATATCGTATCATCGATCCGAAGTTGTTGTCCCACAGTTGAGTGATTGGGGCGCCCTCGTCAATCTGACGTTTCATGGCGTCCAGGTCGCTGCGCTTTCCTTGTTGCTTTGCTTCTCCGTGTGTCCACGGACCATCAACTCGAGTGTCCTCCTTGTTGGCGTAAGCTATCGCTTGGGCCGCCGTTCCTCTTCGAACCTCAAAATGAGCCTCTTCGAATCCGGGGACGTCGTGTAGCTGGATCATGCTTCGCTTGCCCAGGCACTCCAGGTAGCCTTGGTAGTGCATCGTGCCGTTCTCACCGCACTCAAGTTGCCACGTGGCAAAAGTGAGCCACGAAGGAAAATCCTCCGTTTGTAACTCAGTGACCTGGGCGTCTGCGAAACAGATGGTAAACACGTAGTTTCTAGCCTGACCCACCATCCTGGTGTCCGTTTTTTGGAAAAACCAGAAGTAAAAACCAGAAGTGACCGGTAATAGTGCGCGGTCACTTCTTTTTTCGCCGAATTATTTTGGCGCCAAAATAAATGGCAAGCCTCGTGTGGCGGGGCTAGCGTGCGCGCTTCGCGCTATATTGTAAAGACTAGAGCCCGCCGTCTTCCGCGACTTGGCTCCTCGGGGAGGACTGCGTGGGCGCTTCCCCCCCCCCCTGACGGGGGCCCCAACGGGGGGGCGCAGCCCCCTCCGTGCCTCCCCAGCGGTGCCGACGTTGCGGGCGTCGAGCGTAAATTCGCGGCTGCGCTGTTTTGTGAGATATGGGTATATCTTGTGCTTCGCCTGCGGCGAAGTGGGTTCTAAAAATCAACGTCTATTTTTTCATTTGCATAGAGCGTATCCCGTGCGCGGACTTGTCTGCGCGCTGTCGCTTGCCACCAGCACTCTTGCTTGCACCACGGGGTGTGGGAGCACTCGTCGTCCGATTCCTGCTCGAGAGGTAGCTGGCGTAGCTGCGGCAGATGAGGACTTGCTGCTTCCAAGGCATGTCCCACTGGGAGAAGTATTCTGCGAGATCGGGCTCCTCGGGTTCTTCATCAACAAGGTCAATGAAACGAGAAGGTCTTTTCCTACCGTAAGTGTGCTCCTGGTCGTCGTCCTCGTCCTCAATGAGCTCGGGGTAGTTGCGGGAGATGCCACGCGGGGGGTCATCCATGTCCATCTCGTCGCCTTCGTCCGAGTGGAAAGGTTCGAGAGGAGAAAAAGAGTCTTCGTCCTCTTCGGGGTCCTGGTGGCCAGGAAGGTTGTTGTTGTCGATGGCTGCCATCAGAGAAGGATCCATGTTAAAAGCACCTCTACGGTTCTTTGTTTTTTAAAGTTGTCCACTTTGAGTCGCCTCATCAGATTTATTTTTTTAGGCGAAAATGCCACGTCAGCAGTCGTAATAACGAACGCGGGCGCTTCCAACAAGGTTGGAGACACCTGACGTGCTTCCCATGAAGATGTAGATGTTGTTCTCCTTGAACTCCGAGTTCGCGCCGTTGGTGGACGAGATCTCAACGGGCATGCTCTTGAGGTCGATGGTAAACTCGATTTGGCGCTGTTGTCCAGCCCAGATGGTTGCCGAGGACGCTGCCGCTTCGAAGTGCACTGTTTCGTGGTGCAGGATGCGGAACCGGGCCGACGTGTCGAGGTTTCTCAGCTGAAGTCCCGGGTTTGCGTTGCTGAAGAGATCTGCCATGGTGAAGGTCGATCCGTTGGTCTGCTTGTCCAAGACACAGTAGATGTGCATGACGTCAGAGTCCTGACCAGCAGTGGCGGCAGTCGGATCAAAGATCGCGATACCGTTGAACTGAAGGCGTTTGGCATTGATCTTACGACCAATCCTCTGAGTTGGGGCAGTGCCCTGTTGGAGTCCGAGAAGCACACCGCCCAGAGCGTTGGTGCTGGGGACAGTGAAGGTTGCCGATGCGCCGATCGTGATGGTCGAGTCGTAATTCTTGAGCTCAGGGGTGATTCGTCTGGCGCGACCCCATGCGCCACCTGTGCGAACAATACCGCGGAGGCTTCCGGGGATACGTCTGCGGCGACGCTGTCTTGCGACTTGGGTCATGGTTCGAGATCCATACCGGCGATATCTGGCTGTGCGACGGTATCCAGGGCGACGTCCATACATGTCTGTAATAATACGTGAGCCATTACCACGATAACGGCTGTCCCATGCAGTAGAGAGAGCCCCTCCGAGAGCACCAGCGGCCCCCGCCGCTAAGGGCCAGAGGGAACCCCCGATGTCGTACCCGGCTTTCGCTACCTCTGGAACTTTGCCAATCCAACCCATTACCTTGGAAAAATTTATAAATTGTTCATTAAATTTTCCTCCTCATCAGCATTTTCGCGATGGTATCTCTGATAGTCGTCCTCGGGAGGAGCCAGTTGATTGGAGACCCCATTGACGCCAGGGGCAGGTTCTTGGGGGGGGCCTAGCCAGATGATATCTCCGAACTCATCGATTCTTCGCTTGAGCGGGGATTGCTCCCAGGGGTGCTTGACGCTCGTAGCGTTATACCAGTCCTTGGGGTGAAAGTTGGATGT